CTTACTGGAAAAGGAAATAGAGCTAGACAAGTCAACCCAGAACTTTACGGAAAGGCTGGTCCAAATTTAACACCAGAAATTGTCAAAGGTATTCAACAAAGAAGTAAGTTACAGCAGCAGAGTTCGGAAACCCAAGCAGCATCTCAACCAAATCCTGAACCAACAGGTGAAAGATCTGCTGCCGCTAATGCTGAAAGACAAGAACTCGCTAAAGCAGAAGCTCAGAAAAGAAGAGAAGCAACTAAACCAGCAACTAAACCGGCACCAGTAAAACCAGCACCTGCTGCAAAACTGAGTGCTGCCGCTAAGGATTTTGACACCAATTTTGCTGCTGCTAGAAAGGCAGGAAAGGCAGAATTTACTTGGCGTGGTAAGTCCTACAATACTAAACTCAAAGGTGAGTGACCAATTTACAAACTGTCCATGAGGAGGTCTTCGGACCTCCTTTTTTTGTATAATAGGTCCATACGTATTAGACCCATGACCGTTCGCCACGAAATCAAGTCCCAACTTGCCAAGTTGCTTGCCACTGAGGATCTGATAGTTGAGCACAAGAAAGTGGAGACCGCTTGCTTCAACGTCCATAGTCGCGTCCTGACGCTCCCTATGTGGGAGAAGGCAAGTGGAATGGTCTATGACATGTTGGTAGGTCATGAGGTCGGTCACGCCCTCTACACGCCTGATATTAATTGGATTAAAGATAGGCGAATCAACCCTCAGATTGTAAATGTTGTTGAGGATGCTCGTATTGAGAAGTTGATGAAGCGACGTTATGCTGGTATCTCCAAGTCGTTCTATCGTGGATATAAAGAACTATCTGATCAGGACTTCTTTGATATTGGTGATGATGACTTGAACTCTTATAATCTTGCTGATAAAATCAATCTCTATTACAAGATTGGTAGTTTTGAGGTTGTTCCCTTTGCAGAAGAAGAGGTAGAACTGGTTAAGAAAGTTGGTGATTGTGAAACATTTGAAGAAGTTCTTGATGTTTCTGAAATGATTCAAAAGTTCTGTGAGCAGGAACAGAAGCAAGAACAGAATCAAGAAATTCAACCTCAGGGTCAGTCTGAAGAAACTGAGGAACAAACTGAGGAGGTGGAGAATGATAATCAATCAGCACCTTCTCAACAGCAGGATTCTGAAGATACACAAGATGAAGAGGAGACTGGATCGGAAGAAAATGACGATAATGTTGAAGTCAAGACTATGGAAGCACTTGAAGATGCCTTAAAAGATCTTGTTGATAATCAGGGTTTAGAGAATGTATATGTGGAGATTCCTAACATGAACTTGAGTAAGGTCGTTGTTTCTAACGCTGAAGTTCATGGAAAGTGCTCTGAAGTTTGGGATGAATATGAGAAAAGTGATGCGTTTGATGTTATTGATACTCAATATCTAGAGTTCAAAAAGTCTGCTCAGAAAGAAGTCAACTATCTGGTCAAAGAGTTTGAATGTAAGAAGGCAGCAGACTCGTATGCTCGTGCTACGACCTCTCGCACAGGTGTTCTGGACTGTTCTAAACTTCATACTTACAAATATAGTGAAGATCTTTTCAGGAAGGTTACTACGCTTGCTGATGGAAAAAACCATGGGTTGGTGTTCATTCTTGACTGGTCTGCTTCTATGAACAACGTCTTAATTGACACACTCAAGCAACTTTACAACTTGATGTGGTTCTGTAAAAAGGTGTCTATTCCTTTTGATGTTTATGCATTTACCAGTGATTATCCTCTACTCAATCATAATGAATATGGTGGATCATATGTTCGTGAGCGTTCATATACTCCTCAAGATGGATTGATTTCCATTCCAGAGTGGTTCTCTCTTATGAACATCTTCACTAGTAAAACAAGTATTTCTGAACTTGAAAAACAGATGAAAAATGTTTTTAGGGTAGCATACTCTCATCGTTATTGGGTTATGTATCCTAGTCCCATTGGTTGGAATCTTTCTGGAACTCCTTTGAATGAGACCTTGATTTCCCTGTATAAAATCCTTCCAGAGTTTAAGCGTAAAAACAAACTTCAAAAAGTTCAGTGTGTGATTCTTACTGATGGTGAAGCAGCTCCTCTAAAATATCATCGTGAATTCTTCCGTCGTAATGCGATTGAACCTTTTATTGGAGTCAATTCTCTTGGTTCTAACTGCTTTTTGCGGAACAGAAAAACCGGTACTAGTCGCTCTCTGGGTGATCAGTGGTATGAGATGACAGATGTTTTACTGGAAGATTTGAGGACAACCTTTCCTGACATGAACTTTATCGGTATTCGTATCATTGAATCTAGAGATGCCAAAGCATTCATTCGTCGTTACTGTGGTGTCTTCAACGATGACTATGACAAGGCAGAACTTTCATGGCGTAAAGATAAATCATTCACCATCAAAAAATCTGGATATCACAGTTATTTTGCTCTCTCCGCAAACTCTCTGTCTCAGGATACTGAGTTTGAGGTAAAAGAAGATGCTACTAAAATGCAAATCAAGAGTGCTTTTGTCAAAAGTCTTCGTACTAAGAAAATGAACAAGAAAATTCTTGGTGAGTTTGTGGAACTTGTTGCTTAATAAATAATAGAAAACTACGTAAGGATCATGAGCAGATTTGGAGATTTAATTGGCGGCAAGGCAGCGGAAGCACCTGCACCTGCTCCTGCCCCCACACCAGCACCAGTTGTTGAACCCGCACCAGAACCCGTTGTTGAACTGGAACCACCCGCTCCTATAAAAGAAACCAAGAGGTCTCTCCGCAAATCCAAGTGATGTGACACTTGTATAACTGTCCACTAGGGGGTCTATATGACCCTCTTTTTTTGTATAATTACTATGTTGAAACGAACCCCCCCATGCAACTTTCATCCATCATAACTTCACTCCAAAATGCTTATGGTCCTGAAGTCACCTCTGCTGACATCCGGGGATGGTGTGCTATGAATGACTGTAATTATCAGAGTATCACCCGTCGCCTTGAGAGGCAGGGTTGTAAAGTAAGTCGTGGCAAATGGAACCTTGAAGTGACTAAAGAGACCGTTCAGGAATTAGAAGTGTCTTACAATGCTCCTGCAGCGATGCCTGCTGTTGCTCAAAATCTCATCCCAGAAAAAGATGATACCTTCGTCAAGTTTGGTAATTTTGGCGACCTTAAAAAAATTATTCAGTCCCGTGTATTTTACCCTACGTTTATCACAGGTCTTTCGGGTAACGGTAAAACGTTTTCTGTCGAACAAGCGTGTGCCCAACTCGGACGGGAACTTATCCGTGTAAACATTACTATTGAAACTGATGAAGATGATCTTATCGGCGGTTTTCGCCTTGTCAATGGTGCAACCGTCTGGCACAATGGCCCAGTCATTGAAGCACTCGAACGAGGTGCTGTCTTGCTCCTTGACGAGGTTGACCTCGCCTCTAATAAAATTCTCTGTCTCCAAAGTATCCTTGAAGGAAATGGAGTCTTTCTCAAGAAAATTGGGAAGTTTGTACACCCCACTGCAGGTTTCAACGTCATCGCAACCGCAAATACTAAGGGTAAAGGTTCAGACGACGGACGATTCATTGGAACTAACGTGCTCAATGAAGCCTTCCTTGAAAGATTCCCAGTGACCTTTGAGCAGGAATATCCCACTACTGCTACTGAAATCAAGATTCTGAACAAACTGTGTGATGATAAGAACTTCTGTAAGCGACTTGCAGATTGGGCAGACATCATCCGAAAGACCTTCTATGATGGTGGTATTGAAGAAATCATCAGCACCCGCCGTCTGGTCCATATTGTGAAGGCATACAGCATCTTTGAGGATAAGGCAAAGGCAATTCAGGTCTGTGTCAATCGTTTTGATGATGAAACAAAGCAAGCATTCCTTGAACTCTATGACAAGGTTGATGCTGACTTTGAGATGCCAATTGACGAAGAGGTTGAGTCCTGATATAATAATGACAAACTCTTGGTCTTTACTTTACGATATTATGTACGGTCCCGAAGACGAACACAATCTGAATACGGGTACAATTACTATTTTTGAAAACACTATGAACAATGAATCCACACGATACAAGTATAGTGAGCAAGAAATCCTCAAAGAATTAACTGACTATATTGTTAGAACATACGATCAGCATTATTCTGCTGGTTCTGATAAAATTCAAACTCTTGATTTAATTGAAGCATGTGGTGATGGTGAGGCATTCTGCCGATCCAATATCCTCAAATATGCTTCTCGTTACGACAAGAAAGGAACTGCCCGTCGTGACATTATGAAGATTCTGCACTATGCTGTACTTCTAATGCATTTTAACGATAAGAATGCTCAACGTGAAACTTACCCTCAGTGATGAAACTACGCGAACCTATGAAATTTTCTGACAATACCCTCACTATCCTCAAGAATTTTGCTGGGATTAACAACTCTATTCTTGTGAAGCAGGGCAATAAACTCCGCACTATCTCTGTTGCTAAGAACATTCTTGCTGAAGCAGAAATTGATGAAGAGTTCCCTCGTGATGTTGCTCTATATGATCTGAATCAACTTCTGAACATTCTGAGCACTTATACAAATCCAGGTCTAGACTTCAAAGAAGAAAGTTATCTTGCCTATCGTGAAGGCAATCGTCGGGGCAAGTATTTCTATTCTGATCCTGCCGTTATTATTGCTCCTCCCGAAAAAGAAATCAGTCTTCCAACTCAGGATGTTTGTTTTCAACTGGACAGTAATACCCTCTCTCAGGTTCTGAAAGCTGCTGCTGTTCTACAACTTCCTGACTTGTCTGTTGTTGGTGGTGCAGGTATCGTTAAACTGGTTGTTCGCGACAAGAAGAACGATACTTCTCACGCAGAAGAATTTGTTGTTGGGGAAACTGATAAAGAGTTTACCTTTAACTTTAAGATTGAGAATATCAAAATCATCCCTGGTGCCTATGATGTTATTGTCTCATCTAAACTCTTGTCCAAGTTTACTAACTCTAAGTACAACCTTACATACTTTATCGCTCTAGAACCTGATTCTACATTCGGATGAGACATATACTCTTTACTTTGAAGGGTTGTCCTTTTGGACTTTTAGATGATGAGGCACACATTCGCAATGTTCTTCTGAATGCTGCCACGCTATCAGAGATCACACTCCTTGGTATTCAATCGCATAAGTTTGATCCTCAAGGAGTTACTGCTGTAGCACTTCTTGCTGAGTCCCACATCAGTATTCATACATGGCCAGAGAATGGTATGGCAGTATGTGATGTGTTCACTTGTGGTGATCATACAAATCCACGATCCGGTGCCACATACATGTATGAAGCAATGGGTGCAACGGACATTGTATCTGAAATCTTTATTCGACCTTTGAAATGACTAAAGTTGATGTCCCAATGAGAATAACTGGTAGTATCCTAGTGATTACTGCATATTTTGTTGTTCTTCATATCAATATAACTCTTGGAGTTATGCTGCACTTCATTGCCGATATGATTTCAGTTCCTTACTTTATAAGGACAAAATCTTGGGATGTTGTTATTATGCTAGGATTCCTTCTAGCGATTAGTTTTAGTAAATTACTTTTTTGATTATGAGCAACTTCATCTGGGTTGAGAAATATCGTCCTAAGACGATTTCTGAGTGTATTCTGCCTACTGCTACAAAGAAGACGTTTCAGGATTTCCTAGATAAGGGAGAGATTCCTAATATGCTACTTGCTGGTCCTCCAGGCATTGGCAAGACAACAGTAGCAAAGGCACTCTGTAATGAACTTGGAGTAGATGTTTATGTCATCAATGGATCCGATGAGGGACGATTCCTTGATACTGTCAGAAACAATGCGAAGAATTTCGCTTCGACCGTATCGCTTACATCAGATTCTAAACACAAAGTCATCATCATTGACGAAGCTGACAACACATCCAATGATGTACAACTCTGCTTACGGGCGTTTATTGAGGAGTTCGCTGGCAATTGTAGATTCATCTTTACCTGTAACTACAAAAACAAAATCCTTGAACCCCTCCACTCCCGATGTGCAGTCATTGAATTTGGAATTAAAGGAAAAGACCGACAATCTATTGCCGCACAATTCTTCAAGCGTCTCCAAGAAATCCTGGGTGCAGAAGGTGTTGAATATGATAACAAGGTCCTGGTAGAACTTGTCAACAAACACTTTCCTGATTGGCGTCGTGTACTCAATGAGATTCAGCGATACTCAGTTAGTGGAAAAATTGACTCTGGTATTCTTACTACGTTTTCTGATGTTGCTGTAAATGAACTAGTCAAAAATCTTAAGACTAAAAACTTTGCTGAAGTAAGAAAGTGGATTGTTAGTAATCTAGACAATGATACTACTGTACTTCTGCGTCGTATTTATGATTCTCTTTACGAATCCTTGGTCCCTGGTAGTATTCCTGCTGCGGTCCTTGTTTTAGCTAAGTATCAGTATCAGGCAGCATTCGTTGCCGACCAAGAGATAAATATGCTTGCTTGTTTAACCGAAATTATGGTGGAGTGTGAATTCAAATGAAAAAGAGTCAAAAGCATCATCATCACCATGTATCCAGCAGAATACATCAGGTGAAGTCACGATTTTATTATGTATTTTGGGGCATTGCAACTGTTGCGGTTGTTCTGGGACAATTATATGTTGGAACTGGATATCGTGTATTACATGGTGATATGCAAGAACTATTCAACAAGGTTGATGGTGTTCTTCTTCGTGCGGATGAACCGAACTACCTATGAATTTTTTAAAAACTGACAAGAGTAATTTAGTTGAACCAAAGGTAAAAACTACTCCTCAAAACGTGAAGGAGGCCAATTTGGCACTATTTCGTGCTATAATGAGTTTGCCCGCAGCCGCCAAGCACTGCGGCATGACCCAGAAGGAAATGAAATT